TTACAAAAGGTGATAAAGTAATTGTTACAGGATACGATCTTGGAATGAACACTTCCGGAGGTTTTGGTGAATTTATAAAAGTACCCGCAGGTTGGGTTGTTCCCCTTCCTGAAAATATATCTATGCTTCAGGCTATGATCGTAGGAACTGCTGGCTATACAGCCGCGTATGGAGTAACCAGATTGAAAAGAGAGTTAGTCACGCCACAATCAGGGGAAGTTGTTGTAACAGGAGCAACAGGTGGAGTTGGTAGTATGGCCGTATTTCTCCTTTCAAAACTAGGATATTCTGTAACTGCAGCCACAGGGAAAATGGACCAAAAACAGTTATTGGAAAAACTAGGAGCTAACAAAATAATCCACAGAAATGAATTGTATCCGGAAAAAAAGGCATTACTTAATTCAGGAATATATTCTGCTGCCATTGATACGGTTGGAGGTAAAATGCTGGAAGCCTTGATTCCTCAAATGCAACAAGACGGAGCAATAGCCTGCTGCGGTAATATTCTAGGACATGAACTACACACCAATATTTATCCGTTTATTTTGAGAGGTGTAAGTTTATTGGGGATAGATTCAGGCATAACCAAAATGCCATTCCGATTAAAGATATGGGAACTGCTAAACGAAGTAGCGAATGGTTTTCCAAAAGAAGCGTACAAAATAGTGCATCCGGAACAACTGAGAGTAGAAATCGAAAAAATACTCAAAGGAAATCAGATAGGGCGGGTAGTTTTAAAGCATAGCGCGTAGGTGAATAGCGCAATTCGTTAGTATAAATACATGTAAGAATTGCACTTATGAATTTTTACGTGTGTTAGATTGAACTAATTTCTACAACTTTATGCTTAATATGTAGTATTATTATCAAATGATAATGATATAGTTGTAACTGACTAGATATATGTGTATGTAACGAGCATATAAAATGAGAAGTGGGAGAACCACTTGAGATTTTATATCGGCATTAACCTATACTAAACTATAACTCGTAGTCTCGAGTTGTATAGGGTATAATATTTTGTAGTGAATCTTATGATGTAATAGCAGTCAAAACTATTATAAATAAGATGATGACAGTCATTATTATACGTGTCGTGACCCCAAAAGGGCATAGAGACAGAATATACTGAAGGTAACTCTCAAATCCTTCATCAGCCACATATTTAATACATATTTAATTTAACAAAGGAGAAAAGATGACTTTATTAACTTTTATGATAGAGTTTTTTGCAGTAATAGGACTGTATTACTTCGTTAAGAATACAGGAACATTCTTATTAAGAAAAGGGAGAAGTTATGGAAGATATAAGGGTCTTAATTAAAGAATTTTTAAATAGTTGGATAGAATGTGATAGTTGTCATTATATGATTAGGCAAGACCTAATAGAGCCTGGTGATAATTATATTCACGTTAATCTTTGTTATGAATGTAATAATATATATTATTATCATTTTTAATCTAACTATAAATGGCTTCTCTGGTATACGGAAGGCAGAAGATTTAAAATGTTAACAGGTCATTATGCAATGTATACCAACTTTTGAGAGCTAAGTATTCCCCTTTCATGCACTATCCTTTGAGCCTGGTTCCCACCTCACGACACAGTGAATTACTGGTGGTTTTTGGCTTTTGTGTACAGGTTTTATACTTAGCTCACTTTTTATTTAAAAACAATGGAGAGATAATTAATGGGACGAATTAAAGAAATGAGTCAAGAGGAATTAGATAGCTTAAAGAAAGTTATACTAAATGAAAAAGAATATTATAGTAATTGTTGTGATGCACCACTTATAGGAGAATTGTATTATCAAGAAGAATATGATTCTGAACCATTAGGTATGTGTATGAAATGTAGAGAAGGTGCAGTATTTAATTTAATTAAGGAGAACTAGTAATGAATGGAACTAATGTAATAACAATAGAAAAGAACATTCCTATTCCACCATATAGTAGAGGCGGTGGAGTCTTTGGAAAATACAATTTCATAGAAGTATTGATAGCAGGTGATAGTTTTGTAGTAAATGGCAATACTCCTGATATAACACCTAGAGCAATTAAATGTTGGATATATAATCAAAGAACTAAGGGAAAAACAGCTGATTTAAGGAGTAGAAGATACACTATGAGAACATTATCTGGAAGCAGTCTAAATCCAACTTCAATTAGAATTTGGAGAATAAGCTAATGTATATAATATTATTAATGTTAGTAGTAGTATTAATCTCTGTTATAATAGAGGCAATATTTTATCCTGATGATGAATTGCCTTCTTATAAAGAGAAGTTTAGAAGAATTAATAGAAATGAAAATGATACTATTTTAGATAGGAGAGATAAATAATGAGTTATTTAGAAGATAGGATAGATGTATTCATAGAAAATAGTATTAAAGAGATAAGATTTGATAGTAATATCAAAAAAACAGCAATATTGCAATTAAAGAGGCTAAGGAGGCCAAAATACAATGTCAAATGACAGTACAATTAAAATCAATTTATTAGAGAATGGAGAATTTAGTCCTAGAGATACAGCATCTAAAGATGTTGGAGGCTTAAGGAATGAATTAGACATTCCAACTGATGCAAATGTTATGGTTGGTGGAACAATCAGACAGAATGACTATGAGTTAACTGATGGAGCATTAGTAGCTTATGCATCAAACAATAAGGTTGGTGGATAGTATAGTAAACGATAATCTTTAAATGAGAGCCAATAAGCTGGTCCAGTTGACTCTATAGACACAGAGTACTCCTATAGACATGGAACATGTGAGGCTCTCATTTAATACAAACAACGAGGATAAAATGACTGAAACATATTTTAATGGATATAAAGATATAATAGTGCATGACTTTGGACACTTAAAAGAATTAAGTCAAGAGGAAACAAATAATATAGTTGTTGGTCCTCAAGAAACATTCTTTAGTAAATTGGAAGACATAAATAGAGAATTAGTTTTTTCAGGTGGTGATGAAATTCAAGTTACAAAGAAATGGAATTGGAGACCAGGACATTATGATAGAATGCGTAGTTATTTAACTAATAGATTAGATATAAATAAAAAGTCAAAGAACATGACTTATTTAGTAGATAGAACAATTAGTAAAGTTAACTATTTAAACTATATAGCAAGGCAAGTAAGAGCTATGGAAAGAGAAAGAGATGAACTTAAAAGATTATCTATACCATATGATGTTAATTTAGATGAATTTAAAGAAACTTGTATTGTTTATGTAGATAAGATTTATGAACAATGTAAAATAGCTAAAGATTTATCTAAAGGTAAGGTAATTATAGAGCCATTCTTACATATTGATGGAAGAACAGTTAAAATAATACTTGATATAATATTAACTGGATTAGAAATGGAGATATATAGCGGTGATAATTCTACTGCAAAGATATCATTGAATGATATACATCTTATAGGACAAGCTGATTTAAGAAGATTATTGTCTAATGGTAAAACACAAATAGGATGGAAAGGTAAATATTTTTCTGATGATATATCATATGCATTTCCATATATTGGTCAAGATAGATATGTAGATAGTATTTATGGAACAGTATGTTTAGATAATTATATAGATGATGTTTATATGTCATTTAATGAAAATAATTATACTGCTTTAGCAATGAATTTAATGCAATGGGCTCAATATTACAGTTTAAGCCATTCCAATCCATATAATCAACCATTTAGATTGCATTATGGCATGCCTAGAAGTTTTAATACATCATATAGAGTTTCTCAAGATAGTAGTGGAGTTAGACATAAATGTTCTCAAATATTAAGACGTTCTGCTGAGATGCAAGGATACAATGGAATACATCAAAACCAATTCATTAATGATAAATGTCATGCTATTGATTGTGTTCTTATGGATTCTTGTTCTTTACATAAAACTACTGTTAGAACTTTAGATATTTATAATAGTGATACTTATTATCCTATAGAAGGTGTAACTGGCATGATTCATGAACAATTGTTCACTGATGGATATAGTGTAAATGAAGTATGTGATGAAATAGAAATAATAGCTGGGAAATATATACCTATAGATTCAGAACATTATCAAGAGGATGTTATTGATGCTTTAATTTATTATTTAATAAATGATTGGGCAAATGGTTGGAATTATGCTCATGACTGGTTAGTTAAGGCTGGTTCACTTGAAGTAATGGATAAATCTGAAAATATGTGTTCAGATGAATTAGAAACATTAATGAAACAATGGGCTGAAACCCAAAGGAGTTAAGATGCAATTAGAAGACATGTTTTATATACCTGAGAATGATTGGTATAAACTTCAAGCTTGGGCTAAATTAGCTCATGATGAAGACCAGAATGAAATATCTGGGTTATTAACTGCAGTTCCACAAAAAGATGGTAGATTTAAAATAAGTGATGTAGAGATACTTAAACAAGAGAATACAGGTACAAATACTGAACTCGATAAAGACTCTGTTGCTCAATATACCATGAAGTATGGAATGAAATATAATAATCCAGAAATGAAGTTTGTTTGGTGGCATTCTCATCATACAATGGCAGCGTTTTGGAGTGGTACTGATGAAAATGAAATCAATGCTTGGGAAAATAATAGCTTTTCTTTAGCTCTAGTTATAAATCTTAAGGAAGAATATAAGTTTAGAGTTAGTGTATGGAAAGCTAACAATCTACCAATAGCAGAACATTATGATACTTGTTTGACTATTGAAAGAAAGGAAGCAAAGATAAACATTACAGAAGCTATGAAGAAAAAGTATGAAGAACTTTGTGATAGTCCTACAGCTATAGTAAATCCACATAACTATACTTACGGAACTCATGTCAATCAAAGACATATATGGCAAAGAGAAGAATCTTTAAGTGTTGAAAATGCATATGAACAAGTATTAGCAAAGGCTTCTAAATTACAAGATGGATATGTTGATGGTACTATAAAATACAAAGATTGGAAAGAAGGAATTGTAGAAGTTAACAAAATATGCAAAGCAAAAAAGCTTCCATTTAGAATGATAGATTGGAAATATGGTAAAAATCAATTACTTAATAAGCTAATGGCAACATTACCTGAAGAGTTAATTGAATTTGATGATAATGATATAAAGAACAAAATAGAAACTATAGCTTGGAATAATAGCTTTAGCAATGGAGGATGGTATTAATGGATATAAATACAAGGTCAAGAGGATTAGTAGACAACTTGTGTGATTTCAATTTCCATATATTAGGTTGTGGTGCTATTGGTAGTGCCACAGCCTTACAACTAGCAAGAATGGGAGCAATGGATTTCTGTTTGTATGATAATGATAAAGTAGAAACTCCAAATATAGGTGTATCTCAATACGAAGTTGATGATATAGGAAAGCAAAAAGTAAGTGCTTTAGCAGATAAATTGTTTAAAATAAATAGTGATTGTGAAATTATGATGCAAAATGAATTATTTAATAATTATATTTATATGAATGATGATGACATAATTGTTTTAGGTTTTGACAGTATGAAATCTAGATTAGATGCTGTAAAAGCTTTAACTAGCTGGAAACATTCTAAACCATATGCTTTAATAGATGGTAGAATGGGTGCAGAACATTATCAACAATATACTATCTTAAAGCCTACTTTAAAGAAATACCAAGAAGTATGGTATCCTGATGAAAATGGTAGCGAAGAACCGTGTAATATGAAGGCTACGAGCTATTGTAGTAATATGTCTGGAAGCTTCATAGCTAATGCTATAAGAAAGGTTGTGACAAAACAGCCTTATGAGAAGTTTATATCCTTTCATTTTCCTACAATGACAATAGAAAAAAGTAGTTGTTTATTTAAATAAATAGTAATAACTTGAGAAGCTTGAGAGAGCCAATAACTGGTCCAGTTAACCCTGTCAATTAAAATGACTTAATCTATAGATAGCAATATCTATCATTTTACTTCTTCAGGCGATGGAATATGTGAGGTTCTCTTAAGCCCTTTCGTTAAACATAGGAGGTGCAAATGGCACTTAAAAAAGTCAAAAGAAAAATAGTTTCAGAAAATCCAAAAGTATTACTATTATATGGAGCTCCAAAAGTAGGAAAAACTACTGTTCTAAGTCAATTAAAAGATTGTTTAATAATTGATACAGAACAAGGTGCTAATATGATAGAGGGTTATATAGAAGAAGCAAATAGCAGAGAAGAACTAATAAATATTCTTCAAAAAGCAAAAGAAGGACATGAATATCAATACGTTGCTATAGATACTATAGATAAGGTAGCTGATTGGGCTGATAAATCAGTCTGTAAAGACGAAGGAGTAACAGCAATAGCAGATTTATCCTTTGGTAAAGGATTTGCTTTGTCCAGGGAAAAGGTCTTAAATACAGTTAAAGCATTAAAAGAGATTTTTCCACATGTTATTCTTATAGGACATAGAAAATGGGCTCAAGCAGTACTTGAAAGTAAAGCTATAGTTCAACCTGAAAGTCTTGATTTAACAGGAAAGTTAAAGAATATGTTAATGGCTGATTGTGATGCTATTGGATATGTTTATCGAGATGATGAGAAAAGTAAGCTAATGGTATCATTTAAAGCAAATGAAGCACTAGAAGCTGGTAGTAGAAGTCCTCATTTGAGAGGCAAAGAAATCGAGTTAAAATGGAATCTAATCTATAAGGAGAAGAAATAATGGCTATATTTAAACCTGTAACTACGGAATTTAGCAATGAAACAAACAAATTTCTTGGCATTTGCAAATTTGCTATAATGGGATTTGAAGATAAATCGGGTATGTTTGATTGGGCTGATTTATATATTGAAGTAGAAGTCAAACAAGAACATAGTGACTACACTAGAAAATTACAAATAAAAGGTTCTTTTGAAAAAGACGATAAAGGTAAGATTTCAGGTGGTAGTGTATTAAAGAGATTGTATTCATTCTTTGATGCAATTGGTTGCTCAGCTGGACTTAATGTAGATGGTAACTGGGAAGATGGAAATGGTGTAAAAATAGAAAATATTAAAGATTATTTAAGTAAAAGCTGGATTGCAAAAGCAACAGCTGAATATGAACCTGTATCATATGATTATCTTGCTTATTTCTATAAAGAACAACCTAAAAAGCCTGGTGCTAAATCATACACAACTATATGGCCTAAGGTATACCCAAGTAGTGAAGAAAATCATGGTAAACTAAAAAGTGATATAGATTGGTTAAAGGGCAAGGGTTATCTTAAAGAACTCACAGATGAAGTTAAAAGTGCTCCAAATATGACTGGGAGTGGCTTAGCTAATCTATGAACTACGTAGAGATAGCTAGAGGTACTCCTTTTAACAGGGGTATGCTTGTTTCTGTTGACAAATTACACGCATATATGAGTCCAAATGAGGCTCTTTATAGAAGTGTATATCTATATGATGAATCTGCTATTAAATATGTAAATGAAAATGGCAGTTTAAAGAATTTCTTTGGTGTTAGATACATCGATAAAATTCCAGTAGATATAGATAAACAAGACAGAAGCAATGAAAGAACTTTAGATATCTTGAGAGCTATTATTCTAGAGCTAGAAGAAGCTGAAATTGGTTGCAACTCCTTCCAATCTTACTTCTCTGGCTCTGGATATCATCTTATTCTTTCTGGAGATTTGTTTAATTTCAAAGCTGGTAATGATTTACCATTCATAGTCAAACAAACTATGAAGAATATGTTGCCTAATATAGATTCTAGTATTTATATGAGAACTGGTATATATAGGCTTCAACATACAGTAAATCAAAAAACAGGGTTATTTAAAATCCCTTTGACTAGAGATGAAGTATTAAACAATACTCCTAAAGAAATATTTGAATTAGCTAAAACTTCTAGATTTGATTTTCAATATCATATACTAGAAGGTAGTGGGGAATTAGAAAGCAAGGTAGTAACAGAAGTCCCCGATATAAAGATATTTAATAAAATATCAGAACCGAATAAAATAATACCTTGTGTTCAGTCTATGCTTAATGGTGGAGCAAGAGAAGGTAGCAGACATGTTACAGCAATGAGAATTATAAGCCATTTTA